CGAGTTTTTGGATTGGTTTTTATCTAAGGCTCCTGAAGCTAGGGCGGCGTTCATTGCTGAACAGCCTCCTATAGTGCAACCTTTGATTGAATCCTTTTCGTACATGTATCGGCGTAAAACTAAGGCTAAATGTGGTGAACAAGAAGGTGCTAGTTTAGGATTGCCCCAAACTATTTGTTATAATAAGAAAATTACTACTGGCACTTATTCTCCCGTTTTTCGGGCTATGGCTAACCGTTTGAGCGAGATTTTACGTCCAGAGTTTCAAATTTTGTATCGGAAGTCCCCCGATGCTATTCGCCAAATGTTAGCTGATCACACTACCAATTATACTTCTACGGGTACCCCTATATATGTTATCGATAATGATTTTTCTATGTTCGATCGAAGTCAAAAGTTCGCTGCAGTTTTGATTGAGTACTCTATCATGATGTTATTGGGTTTGGATTTGGAAATCGGTAAAGTTTGGATAGAGGCTCAATTTGCGGGGTATGTAACTGCCCCCCGTTTCGGGTTAGTGTTCGAGTTGGATTTACAACGATGGACCGGTTCAGCAACCACTACGTTCGGTAATACTTGTATTACTTTGGTAACCGTTTTGAAAGTATTTAAGTTGTCGGCGTTGCTTGTGTTATTACTTATTGCGTTAGGTGATGATATTGTTATTTTACTCAATCGACCTCCACCCAAAATTGACGGTTCAGAGGAAATGGCTCGTACGTGGAATCTTAGTGCGAAGACAATTTCTGAACGTGCCCCCGAATTTTGCTCTGGTACTATTGTTTATAATTCCCGAGGTCAACTTACTTATATGCCGCATATAGTTAAACGTGCTATTGAGTTGTCTCGTCCGATAATTATTGATGATGTTCATAAGTCTTTTGATGCTATTTTGAAACCTATGTTCCAAAGTTTTCAAGACACAATGGTGCCGGTTAATGACGCTGTTGCCCTACATAACGCTGCTGTGTCTTGGTTTGATCGTACGGCTCCTGAAATGATTGGTGACGCAGAATTTTTTATACCCGATTTTATTAATTTGGGAAGGGCTCTTCATACTATTTCACAGGATTATGGTTTATTCCGTAAGTTATATTTGAAAGACCCTATCAATCTTGGTACTAATTTTACGCAATGTGCGCCTAAGCTGGGTTCTTTTACTAAACGCAATCGGAGACCCACTGTCG